ATCTGAATGCCTCGGCCGGCGTGCGCATGGCAAGCGCCTGATGAGGGCGGCGGTTGTTGTAGAAGCTGATCCAGTCGCCGATAGCCCGGGTTGCGTGCTGGCCGCTGCGCCCGCCCGGCACGATCCATTCGGAGTCGCCCGCGATAGCTTTCAGCTTGGCCAAGATGGCAAGGCTCTGCCGGGTCAGGGGAACGATGTGGTCGCGGCCCATCTTCATGCGGGTGCCGGGGATGCGCCACACGTCGCCGTCAACCTCGGACCACTTCCCGAACCGCAGTTCGTTGGTCCTTACGAAGGTGTGGATCACAAATTCGATGGCATGGCGCGTCTGCGGTTCACCGTCATAACGGGCCAACTTCCAGAGGAAGCCCGACAGTTCCCCGGCTTCGATCCGGGCCATGTGCTTCACGCGGGGCGTGGGGCGAAGCGCGCCGCGCAGGTCTGCTGCGGGATCGCGGGATGCCCTGCCGGTGGCAATCGCGTAGCGCATGATGGCCCCTGTAGTCATGCGGATGCGTCCCGCCACGTCCGGGGCGCGGTCCTCCACGGGGCGCAGCATGGCGAGAATCTGCGGGGCGGTCACTTCGGCCACGGCAGTTGAGCCAATCGCCTTGAACACGTCCCGTTCAAAGCGTGACAAGATGCGGGCGCTGTGGGCGGGCGACCACGTTGCCGACTGAGCCTTGATCCATTCCCGCGCCACGGCTTCGAACGTATCCCCGACAGGGGCGGTCAGTGCGGCCTTGGCATTGGCTCCAGGGTCGCGTCCTTCGGCCAGTGCCCGCTTGGCCTTGTCGCGCAGGGCGCGGGCATCGGCCAGCTTCACATCGGGGTAGGCCCCGAAGGACAGCATCTTTTCCTTGCCTTCGAACCTATACCGCATTCTCCACAGCCTGCCGCCCGATGACGAGACGAATAGAAGCAGACCGCCACCATCGGGCAATTTCCGTGGTTTTCCAGAGGGATCGGGCTTTGTGTAGGGGGGTAGTGACTCTGGCAAACGGTCACAGAAATCGATAGATCACCATAAGCCTTTGAAAACATCACGTAATGATGGGAACTAGGCGTTGCTCATGACGATGGAGTGATGAAATCAGGCGGGTGAAAATGAGCGATACGGGGCTGATGACCGCGCATATGATCGACATCTATCCTGCATCCGGTCGACATTTCCGCGCAACGGGTAACATCATGAACTGAAATGCCTTTCCGATAATATATGCGGGGAAGTTCCGTCACTTTGGCCACTGTAACGCATGTGGCCCGTTGCGGCGAACAGTGACCGCCGGTCACTGTTTCGACCAATCAGCCAGAACACTGTGGTAACTCCAATGAAATAAGGCCCCAGTGCGGAAAGATATCCGGTCTGGGGCCTCGCGCTAACAGTGACCAGAAAATTGGCCTGTTACGCGTCAGGATTCGTCATTGAGCTGACCGATCAGGCCGCATCCTGACAGTCGGAAATCAGCAGTTCCGCTCGGCCCCCGCGCGCGTTGCCACCGCCTGCGATGGTGTAGGTCGTCGTCACCTCGTCGAGCTTTGCCCAGGCGAAGGTTTCGCGGATCTCGGGCACATCGTTGATCGACATCAGGAACCGCCCCTGAATGCCGCGCAGCTGGTCGGAGAGGCGCTGGAAATCCGCCCTGGCGAAGATCGCCTTGCCGTAGTCATCCTCGCAGCCCCAGTAGGGCGGGTCGAGATAGAACAGCGTGTCCGGGCTGTCATAGCGCGGGATGAAATCGGCCCAGTCGAGGCACTCGATCACCACGCCGGAAAGGCGGGTGTGCAGATCCTCGAGCATCGGCTCCAATGTCGTCAGGTTGAACCGGCCCGGCCTGCCTTTGCTGACGCCGAAGTTGCGGCCGGACACCTTGCCGCCGAAGGCCGTGCGCTGGAGATACAGGAAGCGTGCGGCGCGCTCGAGATCGGTGAGCGTTTCCGGGTCCACCCGCACCAGTCGTTCAAATTCGGCGCGTGTGGTCAGGCCGAATTTCAGGACATCGAGGAACTGGACGTAGTGCCGCTGGAGGATGCGGAACAGGTTGGCGATGTCGCGCGAGCGGTCGTTGATCACCTCGGCGCGCGGTCGGGTCGAGCGACGCAGGAAGATGCCACCCATGCCAACGAATGGCTCGGCATAGGTGGTGCAGTCCATGGCGTCGATCTGGGCGCAGATGCGCTTCGCGAGATTACGCTTGCCGCCCAGCCAAGGGGCAACAGGGGAAATCGGGGTGACGTGCGTCATGTTCTCTCCGGTAAAAAGAGTGAGAACTTAACGCGAACAAACGTGGGTGTCACCCAGACCAGCTACCTCCTGACGCGCTTTAATCTCTCGGTGCTGTAGTCGCAGTGGCAGACATACTGATCACAGGCAGAAAGCGGCAAGGGAGCTAGATCAGTGGCTTTCAGGGCCATTCCAGACAGTGCCCTTGCCTCACGACAGCAGGTTTCGGTGACGCTCAGTTTCGGGATGAAAGCGCCCTCCCCCCCGTCCTCGATCAACTCCCGAATTTGACCGATGCGATGAAGTGACTGGAAGTGCTTTATGACTGGTCCGACTAGAGCGTGTATGTGGCGGCCTTCAATCCGATCCTGAACATCGGCTGGTATGTATTTCCCGCCCAAGGTTTGCGTCACAAGCCACGCCACATCTAAGGGGCTGAAATCATGCTCCCATCGACAACTTGCGATCACTTCCAGAATGCGCGGCATGATGTCGATAGAAGTGCCGCGACCGATGACGTCAACCAAAATGGCCTGATCGTCGCTCATGGTGTCCTACAGAAATAGACGACCCGCCCTACGACACGCAGGTCGTCGACGGCATCTGGGCCGAAGGTTTCAACCGGGTAACCTTCATCCACGTTGTCAGAAACCAGCTCGAGGCGGCCGTCCATACGCCAGCGGGCGCGTTTCACCAGCAGCTGATCGCCGACGTTGAAGACATAGATGCAGCCATGGGCCACGTCGCGCTGGCTGTGATCGACGACCAGGATCGAACCGTCCGGGATGGTCGGTTTCATGCTGGTTCCGCGCGCGAAGATGATCGAGCACTTTTCCGGGTTGCCACCACGGTCACGCAGAAAGCCTCTGTCGAATGCGATCACGTTGTTGGCGCACTCTGATGTCGGGATCGCACCATGGCCAGCAGAGGCATGGACATCCGCGAACAGAGGCAGCCGAATGAAGTTCGGCTGGTCAAGTTCTTCTGCCGGTGCCTCAGCAACGGGGCGCTGGGATGAGCGAGCATCTGCTGCCGCCGACATTCTCTCCAAGACGGCATGCAGCCTAGATGAAGCAAGGGGAGATCGTCCAAACGCGATTAGGTCCAGACCAACCTCGGCGGCGGAAGCAATTTTTGCCGCGTTGGTAAAGGACGCCGTGGAAGTTCTGGCGGCATACTTGCTGAGAGTTCCAACGGGTATCCCAGTTTTGTCAGCCATGCTTGTAACGCCGCCACCAGCGGTGATGGCCTCGGCAATGCGCGCACGCAATCCAGCTTCGTCATCCAAATTTGGACGATCTTCCATATTTGAGTTGATACCGCCCATATATGGGTGTATCCCTATCTTGTGTCCCGGCCTTGCGGTCGCGACCGTTGTTCCGAACCACTCAGAAAAAAGCGGGTGTTTGCGGCACCCGCCTCTCACTGGAGGTAACCCATATGACCCATCGCCCCGAACCGGCGCTGGACTGGCCCGGCATTGTCGCCGAAGTCCATCGTCAAGGCATGACCCTGACCGAGCTTGCGAAGCGCAACGGGCTGCCCGTCAATGCCTGCCGCAAGATCTCGTCCCAAGGCCACTACAAGGCGCAGCAGGTGCTTGCGGAGTTCCTCGGCTACAAACCCGAGCAGCTCTGGCCGACCCGTTACCCCAAGGGGAAACCTCGCATTCTCGATACCGCGAAATTCCCGCCGGTGGCGAGTCAAAAAGCGGATGCCGCCGCTGACAAGAAGGCGGCTGCGTGATGCGCCTGCTGTCAAACCTTCTGCCCGATCCTGACAGGCTCGGCGATGCCATCGGGGCCTTCGGGCTGCTGCTGGCGGTCGTTGCGGGATGCTGGATCGGCGAGGGCCTGGGGGTGTGGCGGTGATGTGGTGGATGATAGCCATCTATGTCCTCGGGGGCGGGGTGACGCTGGGCTTCCTCGCGGCGCTGGTCGCGTCCGACGGGTCGCGCGGGACGCCATGGCTCTTGCTTGCCGTGCTCGTCTGGCCGGTGTTCTGGGTTGCGGCCCTGTCGGTGGGGCTGTGGAAGGGGATCATCAAATGAACCTCTGGGACGCGATCTGCATCCATGCCGTCTACCACGACTGGAATCCTATCCGGCTCATCCTGCGTGACCGCTGGGTGATCCGCGTCTTCAAGACCTACGGGTTGACCTACCCCGGCTGGCGGGCGCTGCGTTCGTGACGCGCCCGCCAGCCCCAGAAGCCTTAATCATGCAGGCCAGCTATGACCGAAATACATGAGAATTTTGTTCCTGCGGCATTCATTCGGGCGGTGCTCGATCGCAGGAGTGAGGAGCGAAAGCTCAGGCTTTCAACTCTTACTCAGAACGCCGATCCATTCACGCAGAGCATCGGCCGTGTGAGGGTTGGTGTGGGTGTCTGCGACGCTCACCGTCAGGGCGATGATGTCCTCCCGGTGCCGCTTCAGGGTGTCATCGGTGATGATGATGCAGGCATGCAGCACATTGGACAGGGCGTCGAGGCGCCCCTCCAGATTGGCAATCCGTGCATGGAGCTGGGCCACTTCGTTAGTGTTCGGCATTGCGGTGATCCTTTTTCTGATCGCGATGTTGATGCTGCCGGGCGGTCCGACCTGCGCGGCAGCATGAAGATGCCCTGAAACCGCACAAAGAAAAGCTGGACGTGAGGTCCGGCCACAAACTCCAGAAATACAGGTTTAGAATGCCTAAGCTGCTAGAGCTTCCGCTCACCTCGATTGAGGTGGGCACTGACCGCGCACGCGACTTTGATCCCGACTGGGCTGCCGGCCTTGCCGGGATCATCGCGGCGCAGGGTCTGAAACACCCGATCACCGTTCGCGTTGTCGACGGGATCAATCGCCTGGTCGCCGGGCGATACCGGCTGGAGGCGGCGCGTATCCTCGGATGGGAGGCGATCCCCTGCATCCTGTCCGAGGCTGACAGCGACGATGCGGCCCGGCTGGAAGAGGTGATGGAGAACCTCGGCCGCGCCGAACTGATCGCGCTGGATCGCTGCCATCACCTTTACGAGCTGAAGGTGGTCTGGGAGCGGATGTATCCGCAGGCGAAGCACGGTGGGGATCACGGTAATCAGTATACGGGTGGCAAGAGCCAAAGTTTGGCTCTTGCCTCTGAGGTGCCCGAAGTCTTCGGTTTTGCCAAGGCGAATGCTGAAAGGATTGGCCTTGGCGTGAGCGCCATCAAGATGGCCGTCAAGATCTGGAAGGGCCTTTCCCCTGCCAGCCGGGCCGCGCTGGTTGGCACCGATCTCGCCACCAAGCAGACCGAGCTGAAGGCGCTGTCAGAAGAGAAAGCCTCCGTGCAGGCGAAGATCCTCGACCTGATCCATGGCGATGAACATGCCCAGATCCAGAATGTCGCCGGGGCTTTGGCTTTCCTGGCCGGTGGCATTCAGCCGACCGGCGACGAAATTCGCCTGCAGGCGTTGCGCAAAAGTGTTTCCGCCCTCCCGGATCCGGTGTTCGACCGGCTGATCGCCGAGAATGCCGACCGAACCATCGCAGCCCTCAAGCGCCTCGGTCGCATCTGATGGCAAAACATCGCGACCCTCTGACCAAGGATTTGTTCGAATGGACCCCTCCCAAGGTTTCCGTCGGCTATTCCGCTGAGGTCACGGGTCGCGGCCCCCTTGATAATCGTATCGCCCGGATCATCGGTCAGGCGCTGCGCGATGCCCGTGATGACGGTCTCAGCCGGGCCGAGGTCGCACGCCAGATGACGCTGTATCTGCGCCGGACGATCTCGGAGGCGATGCTCAACAAATGGTCCTCGGAAGGGTCTGAGGATCACCGCATCCCGCTCGACGCCTTCATCGCCCTTGTCCATGCCACCGATGCCCGTGAGCTCCTCGGCTTTGTGCCCGGTGAGTTCGGGATGACGGTGATCGAGTCGGAGTATGCCGGAATGATCAAACTTCACCTGATCCGCGAGAAGAAACAGCAGCTGGAAGCCCAGGAGCAGGCGCTGGAGCGTGAACTCATGTCCAAAGGGAGGTCCCGTCGGTGAACGATATGCCCTTCTCAGCTACGCAGGAATATTACACTGCCGCCGAACTGGCCGACATTGCCCGTGATCGCGGTATTTCCACCTTCCCGGCAACGAAGAGCGGCGCGATCCGCTGGATTCGGGCGAAAGGTTGGAACGTCTCACATTTAAGCCGTAAACGCGCTGATCGTGGTGGTGGACTGGAATACCATTTCACGCTGCTGCCTGACTGCCTGCGCAACGCCATCGACGCCCGTGACCTGCGGCTTTCGGTCATGAGCCGCATGCAGTCCGAGGCACTGGCTGATCAGCGCAAACTGGATGCGATCCGGGCGTCGTCTTTACCGGCCCGCCCTCGCCGCGTCATGGAGGCCAGAAATGAGGTTCTGCTCGCCATTGATGGTTTCTCGGTGGCGAGGGGTGAACGCAGATCCTGGGCCGTCGCACGTTTCCTTGAGGCTGTTGAGGCCTATCTTGCCCGTCAGGAAATTGAGGCGCGGCGTGATGGTGGTCAGACCCTGACGCCCAGGGAGGCGGAAAGCCTTGCCCGTCCGCTATTTCTGACATTGGCAGGCGGGTTTCATCTGCCCCCTGAGACACTGATCATCGCCAATGATCGTCCAAAGGGCGATGTTCGCGTCTCTGATCGCACGATTTACAGGTGGTTCAAGGCCCGCGATGAACGCGGTGTGATCGCGCTCGCGCCGATCCCGCCAAAGGCCGCGCAACCCATTCCTCCAGCCTTCAAGGACTTCATTCGGCACTATGCCCTTCCGGGCAAACCGACGATCACCGAGGCTTACCGAGCCTACAAGAAAGAGTGCGAGGAACGGGCCGGAGCGCAGCCCATGACACTGACGCTTGCGCAGGTGAAGTACATCGTAGCCGAGAAGCTGAACCCGATTGAGAAGATGGTCGGGCGCGAAGGGATTCTGACGCTGCGGTCTCGTCTGGCCTATGTCACCCGCACCACCGACGACATGCTCCCCGGCGTGATCTACACCTCGGACGGCAAGACCTTTGCGGCCGAAATCGCGGATCCTGACACGGATCGCCCGATCCGGCCCGAAATCACCTCGGTCCTCGATATTGTCACGCGCAAGATGGTTGGCATCTCGCTGGCTCGCTCTGAAAACCAGCGGTCGGTTGCTGAGGCCCTGCGCAACTCATGCATTTCGCATGGGATCTGCGCCATCTTCTATACCGACCGGGGGCCAGGCTACCGAAATGACGCGATGGACGCCGATGTCAGTGGCCTCATGGCGCGCCTCAGCATCACGAAAATGCATGCCGCACCCTATGGATCGCAGGCCAAGGGCCGGATCGAGCGCCCAAACGGGACGGTATGGGACAGGCTCGCCAAGCGCTTCCCGACCTACATCGGCGCCGACATGGACAAAGAGGCCGGGCAGAAGATCCACAAACGCACCCGTCGCGAGCTGAAGGAATTTGGCAAGTCCCGCCACCTCCCCAGCTGGGAGGAGTTTGTTTCGGCGGCCTGGGCGATGGTCGAGGAGTACAACAACGAGCCCCATCGCGGACTGCCGAAATTTGAGGACCCGGAGACCGGCAAGAAACGACATATGACCCCAAATGAGGCGTGGGCGGCGCATGTCGCCAATGGCTGGGAGCCGGTACCTGTCGATCCTGACGAGGCGGATGATCTGTTCCGACCTTATGAGACCCGCACCACCCGCCGTTCGCAAGTGCAGTGGAATACTAATGAGTATTTCCATCCCGCGTTGCAGAGCTATCACGGCGAGGAGGTCATGGTCGGCTATGACTACCATCAGGCCGACAAGGTCTGGGTGCGTGAGTTCGACCGCGAGAGCGGCCAGCCGGGCAAGCTGATCTGCGTCGCCATCTTTGGCGGCAATCGTCAGCGCTATGTGCCGCTGACCTATGAGCAGAAGGCGGTCGAGAAGCGGGCTGCAGGTCGTCTGCGCCGTGTCGAGGCCAAACGGGACGCCATCGAGGCCGAGCGCGATGCCCTGCTGATGATCGACCACCAGCCCATGCCGGTTGCGGATTTCATCGACGTGGCATCGCAGCATGAAGCTCAGCCGGTCGCGCTGGCGGTGGATAATTCCGATGCCGCGCCCGCCCCTGCACAGCCCAAGCGCCGTGTGTTTGCCACCGATGCCGACCTTGCGGCTTGGGCCTTGAAACATCCCGAAGAACTAACCGCCGGGCAGATTGATCTGCTTCGGGACTGCCTCGCGCGCAGCAATGCGCGGGAGGTGTTCAGACTGTCCGGCATCGACACGGAGGCGCTTAGGAACCTCCTCCGTGCCGCTGCCTAAACCAGAAACGTCAGGAATGAGGAGAGCATAGACGATGCGAGACGTATTTGTCGAGACGCGCAACTATCGGACTTTCATGGAGAAAATGACCCGCGTTGACGAGCGCGGGGCTGAGGAGGCCTGCTTGGTCGTCGTGGACGGCAAGCCCGGCCTCGGTAAAACCGCCACCATGGATCATTGGGTCTCTCAGACCGGCAGCATCTACCTGCGCGCGCAAAGCTGGTGGGAGCACAACGATTTCATCGCTGAGCTGCTGAATGAACTCGGCACGTCCAAGCCGCCGCCCGGCCGCCGTGAGCGTTTTGTGTCGGTAATCAAGGAGCTTAGTGCCTTGGCCGATCAGGCGGCGTTAGAGGACCGTACCTTTTCGATTGTGATCGATGAATGCGACATGATCTCGCGCAAAACAAGTGTGATGGAAACCATCCGGGGCATCTCGGACATCAAATTTTTGCCAACGATCCTCGTTGGGATGGGGACCCTCCGCGATCATCTGAGGCGTTTCCCGCAAATCGAGAGCCGAGCGCCGAACAAAGCCTCCTTCGAGCCCAGTTCGCTCGCGGATGCGACTGCGCTGATCGAGGGTCTCTGCGAGGTGCCGGTTGCGCCTGACCTGATCAATTACGCCTGGCGCAGCGCAAAAGGCTTTTCGCGGGAAATGGTGGAGGCGATTTCCAAGATCGAGCGCTTTGGGCGCCGCATTGAGATCGGTCCGCAGGGCGTGACCATGGCCGACATGGCCGGTCAGGTGCTGATGTCGAACCGCGATACAAAGCAGGACATCATTGTCCCGGTGGGGGCCTGATGCTCGACACCCGCAAACCCGGCGCTGTGCCGACCGCGCTCCTGCACCATCTGCAATCCGGCGTCTGTCTGACGGTGGATCAGATGGCCGAGGCGCTCGGGGTGACGAAGCAACAAGCCATGAACGCCGCCATGAAACTCATGGGTCGCGACTACCTGATCAAGATGTCGGCGGGCTGCTTTCAGCTTTCTGACGTCGGCGTCGCGGCGGCGGCGGCCGGCGCGATCATCACCTCGGGGCCAAAGGGCAAAACCGGCGCGATCCCGGTGCATCGCAACACCTTCCGGCAGCGCGCCTGGGCATCGATCCGCTTCAACGGGCGCTTCACGATCGGCCAGATCGTGCGGGCGGCGGCGCGGCACGACGATCAGAACGCCCGGGAGAATGCCCGGAAATACATCGCGCAGCTGGCGGCGGCGGGTTACGTCCGGGAGCTGTCGAGGCGCGCCCCCGGCACCTGCATGGGCAGTAATGGCTTCAAGCGCTTCATGTTGATCCGTGACACAGGTCGTCGCGCGCCGGTCTACCGCGCCGAATTGCGCGTCATGCACGATTTCAACACCGGGGAGGATGTGCAGTGCAGTCCCCGCTGAACCTTGGCCTCCCGGAACCTGAGTGGATCGGCCTCTGCCGCGCCCAAGTGGCGAAGGGCAAGACGATCAGCCAGGTCGCCCGGGAATGCGGGATGCCCCGATCCTCGCTGTCGATGCTGCTGTCGGGCGACTACCCGGCCCAGAGCCTTGATCTGGTGACCCGCAAGTATGGCCAGCGGGTCGTGCAGATCTACCGGGATGCGGTGATCTGTCCTCACCTGCACCGCACCATCCCCTCGGACGAGTGCCGCGCCCATGCCGAGGCGCCGATGTCCACGTCCCGCCCCGAAAAGCTCCGCCAGTGGCGTGCCTGTCGCCGCTGCCCCCTGAACCCCTTGCCGAAGGAAGCCGATCAATGACCCGCCTCAAGTTTCCCGCGCATTATCGCTCGCCGCATCAACTGACCGATCTGGTCGCTGGCTGGCATGGCATTTCGGCCGAGGATCTGGCAGGCCGTGATCCGATGCCGCGCCTCACGGCCGCCCGTCAGGATTTGATCCTGATCCTGTCGGAGTTCACCGGCCTGACGCAGGACCAGATCGGTGTCGCGCTTGGCGAGCGCGGAGCTTCGACGATCTCCAGCATGTATCGCAACGCCCTCGCGGCGGTCGAAGGCAACCATGAAACCCGTCTGCGGATGCATGGCCTGCGGGGGGCGGCCATGGCCCTTCCCGGAGAGGTCGAGCAGATGCCGGCCGATGACCTGTCGGCCAGCGCCATTGCCCGCGACAACATCGCGCCGGTCAACAGGCCGGTCACGGCCTTCGAACGCATGGCGACCTCGGTCGTCGCCGCAGTCGAGATCCTGCGCACTTCTGACCTTTCGGATGCTGATGCCCGCCATGCGGCTTTCTGCGTCCTCACCCGGCCGCGCACCGCGCCGCCTGTCACCAATGTCATCCCGATGAAAGGAACCGCCTGATGACCCGCGAAACCAATATCGTCCCGTTCGCGATGCCCTCCGGCATCACCGATGTGAACGGCAAGCCCTATATGGCGGATGCCAAGGGCGCCCTCGTGCCGATCGAAGTGATCAAGGCGCAGCATCTTCTCGAGGATGAGACGGTGCGCAAGATCATGGGCTTTGCGCTCGCCCTCTCGTCCCAGATCACCCGTTTCCGGGGGCATACCTTCACCGATCTCGGCGAACTGGATGCCTTGCTGGCGCAGGAGTACGGGCTGACCAAGGGCGGCGCAAAAGGCAACCGCACCTATTCGACCCATGATGGCCTCTTCTCGGTCGAGGTGCGGGTGCAGGATCAGATCGACTTCGGGCCGGAGCTGCAGATCGCCAAGGCGCTCGTCGATGAATGCCTGAACGAGTGGTCGGCGGATGCGCGCCCCGAACTGCGCGCCTTGGTGACCCGCGCCTTCAACACCGACAAGGAAGGCAAGATCAACCGCTCCGAAATCTTCACCTTGTTGCGCCTCGATGTCGAGGACGCGCGCTGGAAGGAAGCCATGCGCGCCGTGAAGGAGGCGATGCGGATCGTCGGCTCGAAATCCTACCTGCGCTTCAGGATGCGGCAGGCTTTTGACGCGCCCTGGCAAACGGTCACCATCGATCTGGCGGCAGCGTGATGCTCATTCCGTTTCATACCGTTGCCGGGGCGGTAGATCTGGCCGACATCGGACCGGAGTGCTTTTCGGCCTTCGCCATCGCGGACACGCTGGCAAAGATCAATCGTTATAACGGGCGCACGCCGCGCCCGTGGTCTGTCGCGTCTCACAGCCTGCTGGTCGAAGCCTTGTGCCCGCATGTCGACATGAAGGGCTGGGCCCTGCTGCACGATGCGCATGAGAGCATCATCGGCGATATCACCAGCCCGGCTGTCGAGTTTCTGTGTCTGACCAGTGGCGGTCAGGCTGTCCGCGCGGCGATCAATGCTGCGAAGGGCAAGCTCGACCGGATCATCGGCACTGCATGGGAATGCCCGCCACGCTCGCATTCTCTGGAAGTCCGGCGCGCCGACTGGGTGGCACTTCAGGCGGAATACACTGTGTTCTTCAACCAGCCGGCCGATTTCCTGACGGATGAGGAAGTCGAGGACGTCCAGCGCGCCTGCGATCTGATCCCTGAAATCCCTGCGTCATGGGTTGCATCCCGCGATGCCTGGATCGCGCGAGCCGAAGAGCTCGCATCCATGGGGCTGCTGAAGCTGCCCCGTCCTGCAACCAGCTAAAACAAGGAAAACACCATGTCGAACGTACTCCCCAAGAATGACCTCATTGCCTTCGTTGCAAACGAGGCCAGTGTCACCAAAGCCCAGGCGCAAGCCGTCCTGGACGCGCTCGGATCGGTGATCCGCACCAATACCGCCAGTGGCTACATCGTCCCGCTGCCCGGCCTCGGCCGCTTCTCGGAGAAGGAGCGTGCCGCGCGCACCGGGCGCAACCCGCGCACCGGGGCCGATGTGGAGATCGCCGCTGCCCGTGTCCTGACCTTCAAAGCGTCGAAGCTGTCGAAATCCTGATGCGAAACCGCATCCGGGGCGGCGTGTGCCCCGGGTGCCGGTCGGCCGGGCGTGGTGGCCCGGTCCTGATGATGCAGCCGGAGAGTGTCATGACGATCACGCTACGAGACCGGCCTGATGGACAGGTCGAACTGGTGGTCCAGAAGCCCGTTGTGGTCGGTGTACTTGCCGATCGGGATCTGGCCGAACGCTTTGTCGCATTCCTGACAGGCGAAGATGATGCTGAGCAAGCCGAGCTGGTCCTGGGATCGGTCACTGCGCCCGATGATGGCGTCGAGAGGATCGACCTGGAGCAGATCGCAGAGGAACTGGCGCCGACTGGGCCTGCGCGGAAAGCCTCCAGCCGGTCGCGCAAGGCGCAATTGCCTGTGGTGGTCGAAAAGCCGAAGGCGCCTGCGTTGCTGCCTGTCGTGCGTCCGGCCTTGACCGATGCGCAGCTGGATGAGGCATTCGGGCTGCTGGGGGGGGGCGAGAAGCTCTCTGCCGTAGCCATCCGCTTCGGGGTGCCGATGTCGCAACTGCGCGGCTATTGGGCACAGCACCGCAAGCAGATGCAGCGGCACCTCGCCGATGGTGGCCAACAGCCCTGCTCCCTCTGCCAGAAGCCGTTCACGCCTTCGATTTCCCGCCCCGATACCTGCGCGCGGTGCAGCCATGAATAGCATCCAGATCATCAACATCGCCAAGGGCCAGCTCGGCATGGTCGAGGATGATTATCGCGCGATGTTGGTTCGGGTGACCGGGCAGGCATCGCTGCGTCAGATGTCGGAGCGTCAGCGCATCGATGTCCTCGATCACATGAAGAAGATGGGCTTCCGGGTACAGTCGGGTGGCAAGCGCGTGCCCTCGGATGTGCCGGGCTACATCAAGAAGCTTTATGCGGTCTGGCTGAACTGCCACAAGCTGGGCGTCATCGAAGACAAGTCGAATGCCGCCCTTCGCGCCTTTTGCAAGCGCCAACTGGCCCGCAACTCCCCGAATGTCGTCATCGACCCGGATCTGCTCACCTATGTGCAGGCGTCCATCGTCATCGAAACGCTGAAGAAGATGGAAGCCCGCGGCCGGAAGCTGCGTGAGGGGCAATCCTGATGGCGATGCGGGTCATCAAGGCTTCCGGTGGCGATGTGCGTCGCGCCTGGTGCGATAGCGAGATGACGCTGTCCCAGGCGGCGGCTGCGGTCGGCATGTCGATCGACGCCTTGCAGGACCGGGCGGCGGCGCTCGGCCTGCCTCCCCGGCGCACGGGGCGGCGCGAGGTGATCCGGCCGCATCAGGAGGTCGAGTTCTCGAGGATGTGGGCCGCCGGGATCGCTGCCCGCGAGATCGGCGAGCATTTCGCGTGTTCGTATTTTGCGGTGGTCAATACCGCCACCCGCCTCGGGCTACCCATGCGCGGGGCAGGCTTTCGGCCGAAGCTGAGCCTTGCCATCTGGCGCGAGATCGAAATGGCCCGCGCCATGAAGGATTTTGCGGCGCGCGAGAACCGTGCGCTGAAAGGGCTTGCCGAATGAGCCACCTGCCCGCCCGCATCGACGATCTCCCCATGTCCCTCGTGGATGTGGCGGAGACGCTCGGCCTGCGGGTGGTGCTTTCCCTCATCCAGAATTTCGGCGGCTGTGATCTGCGCTTCCCGGTTCGGCCGGGGCCGGACCATCCGGTCATCAAGGCCCTTGGTGAAACCGACGGTTATGCGCTATGTCATTTCCTCAATGGCGAGAAGCTCTATGTGCCCCATGCCCGCCGCCCCCGCTCGGTGCTGGCTGATGTGAAGCGGATGGAGGCGCGGGGCATGGATCGCGGTGCGATTGCCCGTGCCCTCGGTGTGTCACAGCGCCATGTTCGACGCATGTCGAACCGCAGTGGCGACGACCGCCAACCCGATCTTTTCGACTGATCTGCTGTCGGACCTGATGTCCGGCCACCCTGCCTGCAACCGCAAGGCATACCGGCTTGGAACCATTCCCAAAAGGTACCGGCCCGTGTCCTACACTTTCCGCAAACCCGCCCGCCCCGTTTCCCGCATCTTCGTGCATTGCTCGGCATCCGACCGGCCGGAACATGACAGCGCAGCGGTGATCGACCGCTGGCATCGTGAAAAAGGCTGGGCTGGCATCGGCTATCACTTCTTCATCCGCAAGGATGGCACCCTTGAGACTGGTCGCGATCTGGAGAAGATCCCGGCGGCTCAGGAAGGAAACAACACTGGCACCATTGCCATCTGCCTCCATGGCCTCGACATCGACAAGTTCACCGAAGCGCAGTTTTCGACCCTGCGTGGCCTCTGCCTTGATATCGACGAGGCATATCGTGGCACCGTGACGTTTCATGGCCACCGGGAGGTCGCCCGCAAGGAGTGCCCCGTCTTCGATTACAAGGCCGTCCTGCGGCTGGATGCGCGTGGTGGTCTGGGCGATCTGGCTGGCGCCGCTGACATGATCCGTCAGGATCTGCCGCCCGCCCTTAGTGATCTGGAAGTCCTGCCGAACCGCATCACCACCTTGCGCCTCGGAGATCGCGGCGATCTGGTGCGTGGTCTTCAGGTCATGCTGGAGTCAATCGGTTACTTCCCCGGGGCGGTGGACAGCATCTTCGGGGCGCGCACCCGGGCGGCGGTGCTGGCCTTCCAGGCGGATAATCACCTCGTCGCCGATGGCATTGTCGGCCCACTGACGCGCGAAGTGCTTGGCGCGTCGAAGCCCCGCGAGGTTGCCCCGGCACGCGCGCTGGCAACACTGGCCGATCTGTCGGCCGGGGGCAGCCGCATCGCACAAGCCTCGCTGGTCAATACCCGGATCGGCGCCCTGATCGCGGGCGGTGGCGCCATCACTGCATTCGATCAGATGACCGGGGTGATTTCGCAGGTGACGGGCCAGTCGCAGGCGATCCAGCAGCTGTTCGACGATCACGGCCTTGCGGCTGGCCTCGTCATTCTTGCGGCCGGGGCCTTCGTCGCATGGCAATCGTGGCGGGCTGGACAGGCCCGCGTCGAGGATCACCGCACCGGCAAGACCTCGTAAACGGAAAGTCTCATCGTGTCGGACCTGCCCCAGCACCAAGCGGAACGGCTCGCCCAGGCGCATTTGCGCCTGGACGCGCATGAAAGCCGCCTGACCAAACTCGAAATCCATTCTGCGGGGGAGACCGTGCGCAGCCAGAACATCGAACGCTCTCTGGGCGAGATCCAGTCGGGCATCACCTGGATCACCCGGTTGGTGATCGGTGGCATCATTGCAGGCGCGGTCGCCTTCATTCTCGGGGGTGGTCTCAATGTCGGCTAAGGAAGACCTGAAGCGCAAGGTGCGGTCGGATTACGTCTACCGCCGCATGATGCAATCGACCATTGCCGCCGCTTACAGCATCAGCGAGGCAACGGTCGGCCGCTGGAAAAAGGCAGCAAAGGATGCAGGCGACGACTGGGACAAGGCCCGCACCGCGCATGTGATCGCGGGCGAAGGCATGGAGGCCGTGGTGTCCTCGGTCCTCGAAGACTTCATGATCCAGGCGCAGGCCACGCTGGACGAAATCAAGGACGGCGTGCACACGACCAAGGAAAAGGTCGAGATGCTGGTTTCACTGGCCGATGCGATGACCAAGGTCACCGCCAGCGCCAAGCGCCTTGCGCCGAAGATCTCGGAACTCGGTGTTGCCCAGGACGTGATGGCGAAGCTCCTCGATTTCGTGAAGGAGAACTTCCCGCAGCACGCCCAGGTGATCCTCGAGATCATCGAACCCTTCGGCGAACGTCTGACCGAGATCTACACGACATGAGCGCGCGGCCGAAGCTGAAGGCCGCCGTCAGCCAGAAGGAGTTCCGCAATAAGATCGCGGAAATGGCGGCAGATTTCGCGCGCGAGATCGAGCTGAATGTCGAGGCATTCGCATCTGACCCCGCCGCGAAAGCCGAGCGGGTGCGCCGGGTCAAAGCCTGTGGCGAAGGCGGGTTCCGTTTCTTCATGGAAACCTATCTGCCGCATTATGTGCGCGGTGATGCCAGCCTGTTTCACGAGGCGGTCTTCGCGCGTGTGCCGGAGATCATGGCGGCCGAGAAGGGTGAGCGCGAGATGTTCATTGCTCCGCGCGGGTCGTCAAAATCGACCCACCTTTCCCTCGGCCTGGCCCTCTATCGGATCATCCTGCGCAAGACCCGCTACACGATTGAGGTCTGCGACGTATACGCTCAGGCTGCCCTGTTGATCGAGGCGATCAAGGCGGAACTGACCACCAACCCGCGCCTGCACAGCGATTTCCCCGATGCCTGCGGGCAAGGCCGGGTCTGGCGCGAGGCCGAAATCGTCACCCGTCAGGATATCCGCGTCGAGGGTGTCGGTGCCGGTCAGAAACTGCGCGGCCGTCGCCATGGACCCTACCGGCCTGACACCCTGTTCTTCGACGACATCGAAAACGACGAGGCCGTGCGCTCGCCCGAACAACGCGACAAGCTGGAAAGCTGGATTGCCAAGGCCGCCCTGAAGGTCGGGCCGCCCGATGGTTCGATGCATGTGATCTGGGTCGGAACGGTTCTGCACTGGGATGCGGTCCTGGTCCGCGCATCGAAAAAGCCCATGTGGCGGGTCACCAAGTTTCAGGCGATCATGAAATGGCCTGACCGCATGGACCTCTGGGACCAGTTCGAGGAAATCTACCAGAACGAGGGCAAGGAAGAGGCCATGGCCTTCTACGAACCCCGCCGCGCCGAAATGGATGCGGGCGCCGTTGTCAACTGGCCCTCGGTCCAGCCTTTGGTTTGGCTGATGCTGGAACGCGCCGGTTCCCATGATGCCTTTGCTACCGAATACCAGAACCAGCCGATGAGCGAGGGCAATCCCTTCGCCAAGCTGCATTACTGGACGGCGCGGGTGCGGGAATGGGTGTTCTTTGGTGGGATAGACCCCTCCCTGGGCAAGAACGGCAAGGGGCGCGATCCATCGGCCATCCTGATTGGCGGCTTCGACCGGCTGTCGGGCAAGATGGATGTCGTCGAGGCGTCGATTCGGCGGCGGCTGCCGGACATCATCATTTCTGACACCATTGCGCTTCAGCGCGAATACCGGGCGCTCCTCTGGTTCGTCGAGTCCGTGCAGTTTCAGGAGTTCCTGCGCACCTCCCTGATGGGAGAGGCTGCCCGACAAGGTGTTGGCGTTTCCGCCGTTCCGATCACGCCGATTGGCGACAAGAACCTGCGCATCGAGCGGTTGCAGCCTCCGGTCAAGGCGGGGCTGATCCGCTTCAGCCCGGATCATGTCACTCTGATCGAACAACTCCAGCAATGGCCGAATGCTGCCCATGACGATGGGCCGGACTGCCTCGACATGCTCTGGCAAAACACCCTGTATTACGCAGGCGGCGGTGCGGCGGGTCAGATGCACACCGCGACCGTTGCTTCGGGTGGTGGCGACCGGCTGGGCGGCTATCGGCTTGGAGGGCACAGGTGATGCTTACGGGTAATAGCCGGTTTCGGTTGGGACTTCGCGGGCGGTTAATATTGCAGGTTGAAGAACAGTTCTCCGGCATACGCAACCGTTTTGGCGACCCGCACAGATGGACAGAATGGCGCGATGCCAAAGTCACGGATCTCATGCCGTCGCACCTTCCTGTCATTCTTCCGAAAGAAAAAATGGGTGAGCAATGAGCCGCCGCAAACACAAAGCCCGCCCCAAGGCTCAGCCTGTCGCCCATGCCGAGGCCCCGCGCAAGAACCTGCCCGTCGAAGCGCGGACACTGATTGCCAATGTCCAGAATGACATCACCATTCCCTATTACTCCGGCCTGCTACGGCATGCCGACGATACGCTGATCCAGCAGGGCGGCGGCAAGGGGCTGGCGCTTTACGATGAGATCGAGCGCGACACCCATGCCGGGGCGATGCTGGAAAAGCGGCGCAATGCCCTGATCTCGCGCGCCTGGGAGGTGGAGCCGGGCGGCGACCGACCCATCGACAAGCGGGCGGCCGAGCTGGTCGAGAAATGCTTCAAGGCGCTTCCGTTCGACCAGATCTGCAAGGGCCTGCTGAAGGCGACCCTCAAGGGCTTCGCCGTGGCCGAAGTCGTTTGGAAGCGCGACGGTTCGGAAATCCTGCCTGCGTCCATCGTGATCCATGATCAGCGCCGTTTCGGCTTTGACCGCGACTGGCAGCCCCGGCTCCTGACGCTCTCGAACATGCAGCCCGGTGAGCAGCTGCCCGAGCGCAAGTTCGTGGTCCATCGCTTCGGGGTCGAGGGGAACAACCCCTATGGCCTTGGTCTGGGCAGCCGTCTGTTCTGGGCCGTGCTGTTCAAGCGCGAGGGCATCGCCTTCTGGCTGCACTTCCTCGAGAAGTTCGCAGGGCCGACCGTGGTGGGCAAAACGCCCTACGGCATGCTGACGGAAGAGCAGAACAAGCTCTTGAACACCCTGCTTTCGGTGCGCACCGCCTCGGCCATCACGGCTCCCATCGGGACCGAGATCGAGTTTCTGGAAGCCAGCCGCTCCGGCACCGTGACCTATGAGGAGTTCGTGAGCTACTGGGACCGGCAGATCTCGATCTGTGTCACCGGCGAAACCCTGACCACGCAGGTCGGGGCCAATGGCGGTAATCGCGCTCTGGGCGAGGTCCACCAGGAGCAGCTGGACGTGCTGGCCGACAGTGACGGCGACCTGCTGGCGGATACCCTGCGGTCGCAGCTCTGCCAGTGGATCGTCGATTACAACCTGCCCGGCGCGGCCGTGCCCAGCGTCTGGCGCATCCGGCCGAAGAATGAACAGGCCGAGGCCGGAACCCGCAAGACCAAGGCCGAGGCCGCTAAGGTGCTGGATGAGGCCATCAAGCAGATCGTGAAACAGGCGGCTGCCTTCGAGGATGACGAGGTGGCCCGTGAGTATATCGTCAGTTTCGACATCACCGATGCGCTGTCCGACAAGGCAATCGACGCCCTCGTCGAGGCCCGGCAGGGTTTCGCGGGCACCGATGTGGAACCAGATCCCTTCGTCACCGGCGATCCGGCCATGTTCGCGGCCATCCGGCTCAAAAAAAAACGCTGACCCACCGTCACGTCTGTTTCTCCGAACCCGGCGGGTCGGTTGACCGGATCACCGAACAGGCGCTGGCGGCGGCAGAGGGATATTTCACCAGACGGGTTGCCGCGATCCGGGCGGTGCTTGTGGATGCCGTCGAGGTGTCGCCGCTCGAGGATATCGAGGCGACGATCTCGGCCGGCATCCTGACCCTTGCCGCCAGCTGGACGCCCAATTCCCTCGATGCGATATTGTCCCCGGCGATGGAACTGGCGGCGCTGGAAGGCCGCGAGGCGGTTTTCGCCGAGATGGACGGTCCCGCCTTCGCCGACGAGGCGCTGCCGATCCGTCAGGAATTCCGCGAACAGATCGACTTCCTGACGCAGAAGCGCCTGAAGCCCACGAAGGTCTGGACCGACGCCATGCACGGCGATCATGACCGCGCGTTTGTGGTGGCGGGGGCCACAAACATGGCGATGCTCGAGGAATTCCATGCGGCTGTCATTGATGCGGCGCGCACCTATGATTTCGGCGCCTTCGGCAAGGAGTTCGACCGGATCGTCGACAAATACGGCTGGTCCTACAATGGCGGCCGCAACTGGCGGGTTCGCACGATCTTCGAGACCAATATCCGCACCTCTTACATGGCGGGCCGGCTGCGCCAGATGCGCGACCCGGATCTCGTGAAGATCCGGCCCTACTGGCGCTACCGGCATGCCGACACCCGCGTGCCGATGAACCCGCGCCCGGAGCATGTTGCCTGGAACGGGCTGGTGCTGATGCATGACGATCCGTGGTGGGACACGCATTTCCCGCCGAACGACTGGAAATGCTCCTGCGGCGTCGAAACCCTGTCGCGCGGCGATCTGCGGCGCCTGGGCAAGTCTGGCCCGGATACCGCGCCGGAAATCGTCCGCGCGCCTTTCACCCACAAAGCCAGCGGAGAAACCGTCATGCTGCCCGAGGGGATCGGCTATGGCTGGGACTATCAACCCGGTAACCTCTGGGAGCGTGGTCTGGTGCCGTCCGCTCTGATCGACGAAGGCGGCGGTCTGATCCATGAGGGGCGGCATGCGGCCCAGATCGATCCCCCGGCGCCGTTGCAGGATCTTCTCGACGCGGCCAAGCCGTTTTCTGCCCGGCCACTGCCGGAAGCGGGCCTGTCGGACGAGGATTACGTCCGGGCGTTCCTTCAGCCGTTTGGTGCGGATATCGGTCGCGCGGTTCTCTGGACAGATGCAGCAGGCCATGCTGTCCCGATTTCGGAGGAGTTCTTCCGCGCGCGGGATGGCCGATGGAAGATCGGCAAGCGCGGTCGGGCGCGCCTCGCGCCGCTGATGGCCGAGGCCCTCATCGACCCGGATGAAATCTGGCTCGGCGTTGCGGCGAAGCCAGATCCGCTGGATGCGATGGTTCAGGAACTGCTGGTGGATCGGCGCTACATACGGGTCGATCCTGAACTGGGCATAGTCGTTGTAATGGAGGTCGGGCGGCGCTGGTGGGAGCCGATTACGATCTACGATCCGACCAAGAAGAATGGTCAGCCTGATCCGAAGCTGCTGGACCGCAGGCGCAGTGGAAAATTGCTCTGGAAACGCAAATGACGGCCAGGGCGATCCGACCGTCATGATCGAAGAGCCTACCAGGGCCATCGCCGCCACGTCTCTTCAACCCCAGAAACATAGCCTGAAAGGTGCGAAAATTCAATGACCGGGATCAAGATCACCGTCGAGTTCAGCCAGGACGAGGCCCGCGCCGGTCTGCGCGCCCTGATCGAGCGCATGGAAGACCGGCTGCCGTTCTACAAGTCGGTCGGCGAACGGATGCTGACATCGTCGAGGGACCGTTTCGAGACCGAAACGGCGCCTGACGGATCGCCCTGGCAGAAGCTCAGCCAACGGCGGATCAGGCAGCGGGAGTATCTGAAGTTGACGCCCATCCATATTCTGCGGGCGCGCGGCTATCTCGCCGGATCTCTCAACTATGAGGCCAGCGCGGATCAGGTGGAGGTCGGTTCAGCTGTGGCCTATGCCGCCGCCCACCAGCTGGGCGCCCAGATCGAACAACCGGCCCGCGCGGCCAAGATCTACCGAAAGCGGGAACCAGATGGCCAGATCGGTCGCCGGTTTGTCAGGAAGTCTGAAGCCGATGTCGTCACCGATGTCACGATCCCGGGGCGCAAGATCAGCATCCCGGCGCGGCCGTTCCTTGGCCTGACCTCGGATGATGAAATGGGCATCCGCGAAGACGCCGAAGACTGGCTGATCCGGTGAATTTTTCGACCCGCGCAAAGCGGCCCGCAGGGCGGTTTGACCGATCTCCGGGCGCAACGGCCCGCGCAAGAGGCGTCACCCCCGTCAGCCCCCCGTCAGGATCGCTCTGCGGGCGTCTTTTGCGGGGATCGCCGGTTCTGGATTGATCGGCGGGCCGTTCGGCCCCATGATGACCCCGCTTTGCCATCGTGACCTGTCGGACCTCGGGTCCGGCCACATGGCGTTTCGCGCCCTGTCATGTTGCCCGGAGTTTCACCCGGATGCACCATGACCGACACGCCTCTCACCGCCCGCATCGAGGTTTTCCGCCCCGGCACATTCCGGCCGATGGAGGGCGACCCGATCACCTATTCGGCCGCCGACCTGCGTGCCATCGCCGATGCATATGACCCGGCGACGGCCCCGGCGCCGGTTGTCGTCGGGCATCCCTCGACCGATGCCCCGGCCTATGGCTGGGTCCAGAGCTTCGAATATGCCGACGACCGGCTGTTCGCCAATCTCCACGAAATCGACCCCGTCTTTGCCGATATGGTGAAGGCCGGGCGGTTCAAGAAAGTGTCGATGGCGTATTTCTCGCCGTCGCAGCCGCACAACCCGGTGCCGGGCAACTGGTATCCGAAGCATGTCGGGTTCCTTGGTGCAGCCGCCCCGGGCGTGCCGGGCCTGAAGAATGCGGCCTTCTCTGCCGATGCGCCTGCGGCGGCGATCTTCACCGCCCGTTTCGGCGAGCATGGTTTCGAGGAAACGGCCTCGCTTCTGCGCATGGTCCGCGACCTCTTCATCGAAAAGTTCGGTCTGGAAGACGCGGATCGCGCCCTGCCGTCCTATCGGCTGGAATGGCTGGCCGAGACCGAACTTTCCGAAAAGCCCGGCTCTGCCGGTTTCTCCGCCGATGGCATCACGCCGCCGCAACCCCCTGAAAATCCCCAACCGAAAAAGGAGCCCGCTGTGACCCAGCAGCCCGATCCGGCCTTCGCCGCACGCGAGGCCGAGCTTTCCGAGCGCGAAAAGAAGATCGCCGCCCGGGAAGCCGCCGCCGCCCATGACGAACACGTCGCCTTTGCCGAGCGCCTTGTCCAGGAGGGCCGTCTGCTGGCCGCCTCGAAAGACAAGGTGGTTGCCATTTTCGACGTGCTGCCCGGTCATGCCGCCGTCAGTTTCGCCGAAGGCGCCGCGAAGCTGACGCCCGTCGCGGCCCTGCGCGAGGTGCTGGAGGCGCAGCCGAAGGTGGTGTCGTTCGGCGCCATGGACCTGGGCGATGATCCGGCCACCGAACGGGCTGCCGAATTCGCGGCGGATGGTCGGCCGGTCGATCCGGCGGCCCTCGCCGCGCACAACAAAGCGCTCGCCTATCAGCGCAAGCATCCCGGCACCGACTATCTCGACGCCATCAAGGCGGTTTCCTGAGGAGCCACCATGTCCCAGTTCATCGACATCCTGACCGTCACTGTCCCCGTCACCACCGGCCTCTTCGAGGCCTATGACCTTGTCAGCTTCGCGGGCGCGAAGGTCATCACCGAAGATGCGCCCGTCCTTGGCATGGCGAAGCTGCCCAACACCGTGATCGGCGACCCCGCCGCGATCATGGCGATCGGCCTTGGTCGCGCGAAAGCGGTCGGTGCCGTGACCGTCGGCGCGAAGCTGATTTCGGCTGCTGGTGGTGGGGTCAAGGTCGCAGGTGCCACGCCAGCCAACGCTTTCGCCACGGCGCTTTCGGCCGCCGCCGATGGCGAGTTCGTCAACTATCTGATCCGCTGAAGGAACCCCCATGTCCGGTCCCGTAAATACCCGCACCGCAGGTGTCGTCGATCCGATCCTCTCGACGCATGCTCGCGGTTACAAGAATTCGGCCTTCATCCATACCGCGCTGTTCCCGCGCGTGACCGTGCCGAGCCGCAGCGCCAAGGTCATCAAGTTCGGCAAGGATGACTTCCGCCGGTCGCAGACCCGCCGTGCGCCGGGCGCCGATACCGTGCGCGTCCAGTTCGGCTATGGCGCGGACACGGTTTCTCTGACTCAGGATGCACTGGAAGGTGTCGTGCCCTTCGAGATCCAGCAGGAAGCCGCTGGCCTGCCGGGTATCGATATGGCGAAGCTGCATATCAACCGCGTGCTCAAGCGCATTGAGCTCGGCCATGAAATCGACGCTTCGGCCATCGCCCGCAATGCCGCCAACTATGACGCGAACCACAAGCTGGCCCTGACCGGCACGGACCGCTGGTCCAGCCCGACGAGCGCGCCTTTTTCCGATATCGACGAGGCCTCGGACAATGTCCGTCGCTCGATTGGCGTCACGCCCAATACCCTTATCCTGGGGCCCTCGGCAGGTAAGTCGCTGAAACGTCACCCCACGATCCGGGAACAGTTCAAATATACATCGGACCGCTCGATCACTCTCGAGATGCTGGCTCAGGCGTTCGAGCTGGAGCGGGTGATCATGGGCAAGGCGGTATTCCTTCCGGAGGGTTCTGACGACACCGCGATGGCGACGGATATCTGGGGGGACGATGCGATCCTCGCCTACATCCCGCCGGAAGAGGATGCCGAAATGGGTGAGCCTTCCTATGGCTACACCTATGAGCTTTCGGGCTATCCGATGGTCGAGCAACCCTATCCCGACCGTCGCGCGAAGTCGTGGATTTATCCCACCACTTCCGAACGCAAGGTCTACCTCACCGGCCCGGAAAGCGGCTTCCTCTTCCAGAACGCTGGCGCGCCTGCGGCGTAAGGGGGCGGTCATGACCTTTGTAAAATTGGCAGGCCCGGCGAAGATCGACGGCAAATGGCGCAAAGCTGGTGAAACCGTTGAGGTCAGTCCAGATCGCGCACTTGATCTCGATGATCACGGCCTTGTGGCCGACTATCCGACCGATCTGATCGCCGCGCCGGGTGTGGATCTCCGCAAGGTCGATCTTTCCTCGCTGCCTGCGGGCGAAAAGCTGATCACCGTGACCGAAGAGCAGTTCGCGCAGGCCGTCGCCGCCCAGGCGAAGTCTCTGGCCGAGGCTGTCAGCGATGCGGCCGTCGAGGCCGCCTGCGCCGGGATCATCGCCGACCGCGACAAGGCGGTCGAGGGTGTCGAGAATCTCAATCGCCGCGTCGAGGCGCTGGAGGCCGAACTCGAGGCCGAGCGGGTTTCGCATGACGAAACCCGCCAGCAGCTGGCCGAGGCGACGAAGGCCCCGGATCATACCAATATCCCCCCGAGCGAGCCGCCCGCAGAGACCGCCCCGAAAAAGAAGGGCGCAGCGGGCACCACCAAGGGCTGACACGGCCCCGCGCCGGGGGCGGACGCGCCCCCGGCATCCCGCTCACAAGCCAGCAGAGAGCTTTCCATGACCACCATCGTCAAAGTCATTGCCAGCAATGAACGTCCTGTTCGCGTGACGAGGATCTCCCCGACCGCTGCCGCTTCGCATGACGAAGAGCAGGTCAATCCGGGTGAGGTCCGCACTTTCTATGCGCATCAGGGACAGGATCTGCGCATTCACGAAATCCAGCCGGTCGAGGCGCCTGCGGAAGCCGTGACCCATACCGGCCTGCCGGTCGCGGGCTACCGGCCCCAGTCGTCGGTGAACGTTGCGCGCGTCAATGCCGTCAAACAGATGGAAGAGCGTCTCCTGCGGCTGCTCGACGAGCTGAAGGCCGATTCCGAAATCGACCAGCGCTGGCTCCAGATCGGCCGCACATCCATCGAACAGGGGTTCATGGATGTCGTGCGCTCCATCTTCAAGCCGGAGCGTGTGGAGCTGGCCGAATGATCGACGCGCCCGTTTTCCGCAGCGCCCTTCTGTTCGGCGGTATCGCAGCCGCCCTTGCCGCGCTGATCCTCTGGCTGGTGACGCCCTCGGCGCGGTCGATCCTGCATGATCTGGCAACCCCGCCGGTGGGGCGCTGCGCCTCGGCCGGGAACCATGACATGCGCCCGGCCTGCATGGTCAGCCTGCGCGCGACCGCGCTGAACGGCCGTCATCTGTCCGGCGCCACCTGCCACGGCGACCTGGGCGCCCCGGCTGTCAGGATGTTGGGCTGAGCCATGGCGCAAGACCTTTATGATCAGGCCGTCCAGCTGATGATGACCGAGCGCCGGGCCTCTACGTCGTTCCTGCAGCGTCGTTTGTGCATCGGTTACGCCGATGCCTCGCGCCTGATGGACCGCATGCAGGCTGATGGCATCGTCTCGGCGCCGGACATCGCTGGTCGGCGCGAGATCCGCGCGCAGCAGGCACAGGCGGGCGAGAAATGACCTATGCCACGCTGGCAGATCTGGTTGCACGGGCCGGTGATGCCGAGATCAGGCAGATCGCCGACCGTGATCGTGATGGCACTCCCGATCCCGAGGTGATCGCAGCGGCTTTGCAGGGGGCCGACGATACGATCAACGGATATGTCGGCGCCAAATATGATCTGCCGTTTCCGGTTGTTCCCTCGCTGGTGATTACCTGGGCGACGTCCATCGCGCGCTACACGCTGCACCGCAACGGCGCTCCGAAACATGTGCGTGACGATTACGACGATGCAAAGGCTGCGCTGCGGGATGTGCAGGCCGGTCGCATGGCATTGACGGTGGGGGCCAATGATCCCGCGCCGGTCAATCAGACCGGCCAGATCATGGCGGCGCATCCGCCCGAGGTATTCACACCGCAGAAGCTCGCGGGGTGGAAGTGATGCTGTCCGAGATCCTCGCCCGTCTCGAAGCTGTCCTTTTGCCGCTCGGTCGCTGGGCCGCGGTGGAAGTGGCCGAAGATATCGATGCGGTCGCGGATAAGGCCGGTCTGGTCGAGAGCGGGACCGCGATCATCATGCCCTGGCGCGAACGCGCCGGGCCACAACAACTGGCGACCGGCGGCCACCGCCAGCGTGTCGAGGCGCAGTTCCTCGTTGGTGTGGTGCTGCGGGACTACGACCAGAAGATGGGCGGGGACCGCGCGAGCAGCTTCGATGCGCTGAAGGCCGATATGGAGGGCGCGCTCGCTGGCTGGGAACCAGCCAGCTGCGACGAACCCTGCGAACTGATCGGTGGCGAAAGCAGCCCGATCACCAAGGGCGTCAGCATTTACGTCCAGACCTGGGCAACGGCCCGTTTCCTCGAAGGAGTTTGACCATGGAACAGCCCGTCACCGGCGGCAGCTACATCCGCGATCCCGCCACCGGCGTCCTGACCCGCGAAGGCGAAACCGCGCCCGATGCCACCCCGTCCCCCGAAGTCGAGCCGGGAACCCCGGCCGAGCCTGTGAAACCCGTGAAGAAGGTCCGCTGACATGGCGCGTCTGTTTCGCAAGATTGCGATCCTGAACAAGATTGAAACCACCTACGGCGTCAGCGCCGCCCCGGCGGCGGCGAATGCGATCATCGCCAAGAACGTGTCCTTCACCCCGCTGGAGGCCGATGAGGTCCCCCGCGATCTGGTATTGCCGTATCTGGGCAACCAGGGCGTGATCCTGACGGGCCAGCACGCGAAGATCGAATTCGATGTCGAAATGGCGGGTGCGGGTGCCGCCGGTTCCGCGCCGAAATATTCGTCCCTGCTGCGGGCCTGCGGCTTTGCCGAAACGCTGTCTGCCGGGGTCTCTGCCACCTACAGCATCATCGAAACTGGCGTCGAAAGCTCGACCCTCTACTTCGAAATCGACGGGGTGCGGCACATCCTTCTGGGTGCGCGAGGCAACCTCTCGATGAATGTCGCTCCGAAGCAGATCCCGTCCTTCCGGTTTTCCATGACGGGACTGCTGGGCACGATCTCCGACCAGGCGCTGACTGCGGTGTCGATGACTGGCTGGCAAACGCCGGTCGAGGTCTCGTCTGCCAACACTACCCTGTCGCTGCACGGCTGGTCCTCGATCGCTGAACAGCTTTCGGTCGATCTGGGCAACACCGTCACGCCGCGCTTCCTGATCGGCTCGGAGTCGGTGATCATCTCCGATCGCAAGGTGACCGGGCAAGCAGTCGTCGAGGCCACCTCGCTGGCGACCATCGACTGGTTCGCCCGTGCGCGGTCGCGGACCCGGGGCGCGCTGGCGCTCGCTCACGGCACGGCCGCCGGCAACATCGTCGAAGTCAACGGCCCTGCGCTGGAGATTGGCAAGATCACCCAAGGCCAGACCGACGGCATCCTGAACTACACCCTGCCGCTGTCGTTCTGTCCGGTTACCGGGCGCGACGAGCTGTCCATTGTCGTGAAGTGAGGCCCGTCATGCAGTTCAAACTCTCCAAGTCCTATCGCTACTGGTGGCCGGTGACCGTTCGCGCCCCCGACCCCGAGAATGCGGGAAAGATCATCGAGCAGAAGCTGCGCGTCCAGTTCGAGCCGAAACCGCGCGACCAGATGCTGGCAGCCCAGGAGGCGGCGGCGAAGCTGACCTCGCTTCGGGAACTGACCGAACATGAGATCGCGGAAGCCAAGGCGATCGTCAGGAACTGGGAAGGCGTGGTCGACGAAGAGAAGAGCATCGTGCCCTTTTCTGCGGAACTGCTCGAGCAGGCGCTGCAGCAGCCGTGGTTCCGCAAGGGCATCAATGACGCCCTGATCGAGTCGATGAATGGCGAGGAAGCTCGCCTGGGAAACTGAGAACGGCCGCGCGCGCCTGGGCGTTGTCTCGCCTCGGCCGGGCGGATGATCGCCAGCCAGCCGAACTGGACGACGACCTTGTCGGTCAGTTTCGGCGCCTCGGGGCGGTGATCGACATGCCGCAACCAGGCGTGGCGGAGAACGCGGTCGAGGTCATGGCCCAGAACCGGGAAAGCATCCTTGCCTGGCTTGCGGTCGAGACACAATGGCGGGTGGCCAGCGGGATCGGAGATCTTCTGTGGCTAGGGCTCGATTACAGCGCGGTCGATGTCGTTCTTCGCCGCACCGCCCCTGACAGACCGGACGAGGTCTTTTCGGACCTCATGATGATGGAAGCCGAGGCGCTCTCGGTATTCAGAGGACAAGATCGGTGAGCAACGGCAATTTCAACATATCGCTCGTGTTCAGGGCCGATACCGCGCAAGGCAAGGCTGGCCTCGCCGAGATGTCATCCGGCCTTCAGGCTGTTGCCGCGCAGTCGGAAAAGGCGGCAGCGGCTACACGAAAGCAGGCCGCAGATCTTCAGGCCATGGCCGCCGCCACGGCAAAAGCCATCGGCACGCAAAACGAACTTGCTGCTATGGAGGCGCGGTCTCAGGCCGCGCGCTCCCCGGCCTTGATCGCTCCCCTTGCAAATCCGGTGTCGATCGCGCCGCTGCAGGCCGCCTTCAGGACGACCGAGACCGCGGCCGGGAGCTTGCGGCAGGCGACAGTCGGACTCGGGGCCTCGATAGGCGATCAGGCGCAGGAAATGGTCGAATGTGCCGCCGCCGCGCGCACCTATCAAGCCGCGCTTGACAACATCCGAGCCAGCTTCAATCCGCTCTTTGCCGCTTCCCGCCAGTATGAGGTGCAGCTTGAGCGAATTGCCGAAGCGGAGAAGATTGGGGCCATCACATCCAGAGAGGCCGCGGTCGCCCGCGAAACTGCTGCGCAGGGCATGCTGGCCCCTGTCCAGCGCACGGGCCAGCGCGGTGGCACACAATCCAGCGCCTATACCGCGAATATCGGGGCGCAGGGCTTCGACATCGGCGTGACGGCGGCGATGGGGATGAACCCGCTGATGATCGGTCTGCAGCAGGGTTCGCAGCTGGCAGGCATCGCGCAGCAGATGGGCGGTGGCGCGCAGGCGGCACGAGGGCTGCTGCAGGGCCTGACGGCAATTGCCAATCCGCTGAACCTTGCCATCATCGGCTTCACCACGCTGGCGGCGGTGGGCATTCAGGGCTTCAGCTCTCTTGCGGCCTCCAGCAAATCACTGGAAGAGCGGATGGCCGAGCTGACGACGGCATTTGACCGTTACAAGCGGTCGGCCGATCTTGCAGGTTCCAGTTCTGAAGATCTGTCCCGGCAATTCGGGGTTGGCGCCACGTCGGCACAGGAGCTCTATGCCATCCTCTCGGGTCTGGACCGTCTCAGCGTCGAACAGAAGCTGAAATCGACCAGCAGCGCCGTCCGCGAAATGCTCGGCCTGATGAAAGAAAACAACTTGCGTGGCGGCAATGAGGGCCGGATCGCGGACTTCTTCGATCTGGGCGGGTCTGGCTGGGGCAATGCGCGTCCCTATGCCGGATCGCTCGGGGCCTTTGACAGTGCCGTGCGCGGCTTCGAGAAGGCCGAAGGGCTCGATGCCCAGATTTCCGCGATGCAGACCTTGCTTCAGGAGGTTGAACATCTCGCCACGCTGAAGGGCGGGATATCCGAAGACGAGCAGGCGTTGATCGACCAGCTGGAGGAACAGGCCGACGTATTGCTTGGCATCAAGGCAATCGAAACCGCGCGGGCCGAGGCGAAGAAGCGGCAGGTGGACCAGATGGTCACCGGCTACCGTCAGGAATCGGAACTGCTGGCGGTCACCGCACAATTCGGGTCGGACAGCATCCAGGTCGAGCGGCTGAAGGCGCAACATGCCCGTGAAAACCTTGATATCCGCCTCGAAGGCTTGGGTATAGAAAAGGACAGCGCCGACTGGCTGCGCGCCCGGATCGGCCTCTCGCTGCAACTGGCCGCGCAGGAACAGGTCGCGCTCGATGCCCGCCGGGACTGGATGGCGGATCAGCAGGACCGGCTGGCGGCGATCACCCGCGAGACCGGGCTGATCGGGGCCAGCAATGCCGAGCGGCTGCGAGCCAATGCGCTGGCCGAGGCCGAGGTCGAGATCCGCAAGCAGAAGATGGGTCTGCTGGAAGCCGAAGCGCACCGGATGCGTGCCCTTGCCCGGGCAGCGGCCGAGGCCGATCGCGACCGCCAGCGCGCCCTGAACGATATCGCCACCACCGGGCTGATGGACGGCTATGACGCCCGGCTCGCGGCCGAGCGCAATCCGCAGATGCGGGCGCAGATCGAGGCCGAAAAGGAATACGCGCGGCAGATCGCGGCGGGCGCCGATGCAACGGTGGCGGCTGCGGCGGCCGAACAGGTGCGCACGCGGGCGCTGTCAGGGCTGCGTCAGGAACAGGCGGACTTCCTGCGCGGCCAGCAGGAGGCGGTGCAGCAGCTGCAGCTGGAACTGGCGCTGGCTGGTCAGACCGAGGCCGTCCGGGCACGGGTGCTGGCGCTGACGCAAGCAGAACGGGAGATCCAGCAGCGGGGCTTCGAGGGCGATGAGGCCGAGCGTATCCGCCGCGATGCGCTTGCACAGGCCGAACTGGCCCGGACCATCGAGACGCAGGCGGATGCCTGGAAGCGGGTCCAGTCGGCGGGCGAGGATGCCATCGACAGCGTGCTGGACAGGCTGCGCGGCGGCGATCTGAAGGGCGCTCTGTCGGAGATGCTGGGCGAGATCGAGGGGATGTTCTTCGATCTCGCGGTGCGAAATCCGCTGAAGAACGCGATCCTCGGCACCGATCTCGGCACCTGGGGCGATGTCGGTGGCTGGTCGGGCATCTGGGGGCGGCTGACCGGCCAGAACCCAATCAACGAACGGGAACTTGCCGCTCAGGCTGCGGCGCCAGTGCAATCCATGTCGGTCACGGCCGCCACGGTGATGATCGGCGGGCCGGGCGTGGCGAACCTGCTGTCGGCCAGTTCGGCCGGGGCCATTGGCGGTGCGGGCTATGCCGGCCTTGGCGACAGCAGCAATGTCCAGCAACAGGTCTGGGCCTTCTTCGCGGCCAAAGGCCTCGCACCGCATCAGATCGCGGCGATCATGGGCAATGTGCAGGCGGAAAGCGGGTTCAACCCGCTGGCCGTGGGGGATGGCGGGGCCGCGCACGGGCTGTTCCAATGGAATGACCGCGCCCCGAAGCTGTTCGACTTCATTGGCGGGCAAGGCAATCTGGGGAATGTGCAGGCGCAGCTTGAATTCGCCTGGCGCGAGATGATGACCAGCGAGAACGGGCCGTTCCAGCGGCTGATGGCCTCGACCAATCTCTATGATGCCACGCATGCCTTTGTCGGCTTCGAGCGGCCGCAAGGCTACAATGCCAACAACCCGACTAGTGCGCATGGATGGGACCAGCGCCTCGCTGGGGCCGAAGCTGCCATGGCGCGCTTTGAGGGCACGACGCTCTCGACACAGGCGCAGCTCGGCCAGCTCGGGACCGGGGCGGCGCAGCTGGGGACCGGCCTGCAGACCTTCGGCGCCAATCTCGCGGGCACGCTGCAGGGGATCGGGGCGAGCTATGGGCCGGGCGGGGCCTTTGTCGGCGGCCTCCTGGGCGCGGGGCTGAACTGGCTGACCGGCGGCAAAGGCTATGAAGTGGGCGGCTGGACCGGGCCGGGTGCGACGACGGATGTGGCGGGCGTAGTGCATGCCGAGGAATATGTCTTCGACGCGGCGGCCACCCGTCGGATCGGAGTGGCGAACCTTGAGGCGATCCGCAAGGGCGCGATGCGGGGATATCGCGAGGGCGGCTATGTGATGGGTGGTCGGCCGCCACTGCCGGTCGGCGGGCCTTCAGACAGGCGAGCCGCAGCCGGTAACGAAGCCGCCGCCCGGCTTGTGACCCATCATATCAATGTCTCTGGCACCGGCTCGGCCGAGATCCGCGAGGGCGTGATGCAGGCCATTCAGGTGTCTCTGGAACAATACACCCGCGACTTCCTGCCCGGCGAGGTCCGCACCATCGTCAGTGATCGCTGGAGGGGATGATGGCGTATTCCTTCCCGCTGACCCGCGCGCAGTTCATGGATCTTCTGCCCGTGCAGGAGATGACCTTCGATCTGCCCGAGGCGATGGAAGTGTCGGAGACCGGGGC